ACACCCGGTGAAGACATTTCCGAAACTGCGGGAATTGGACATCGCCCTGTTGGTGCACCAAGCCCCGTCAATACAGCAATTACTGATAACTTTGACAGCGGGGCGTGGCATCATGGTTTTGAATTGAGTCCTACTCTTGGTGCTGAGTTTGATAGCGAAGGCAACATCCATGTCGGTAACAATGTAGGGCCGGGTTTGTATCACAGTGTGCCCGAAGAATTAACCCAATTTGTGCACGGTAAGGATGTATCGGATGTAGTGTACGCTAATGCACCCCCACCTCAAAACCCAAACAATCCACATCAATCCATGAACATGGAAACTGGTGAAATAGCCAGTGAAAGCATGAACACCATTGCAACCAGTGAGATGACCAAACTGATTACATCTTTGCTTGACCCCGATGTGTTGTTGTCCAAGAGCGACGATGCAAAGTGGAGTCCAGCAGTACGCCCAATGCACCGTATCTTTGATTTAGCCGACCTTGAGCACCTTCGTGGATTCAGCGGTTCATGGGTCGTAAGTAAGTGGTATGATGGAAAACGAGTTATCATTGTACGCAATGATGATGAGATTACAGCGTATGACGAGAATGGGCGAAAGAAAGGACTACGCAAAGCCACGAAAGAGGCTCTTGACAAAATGAATGATAAGAACTACACACTGGACGGCATCCTTGGTGAAGAAGAATTGAATATCATTGACATCATCAATTACGACGATACCAATGTGGGTGAAATGCAGTTGTTTGAACGGTTGAAAATCCTTCGCTCACAGTTTGACAGCCAAGAACATGTAATCGTTCCCGGCCCACACGATACTCGTATGACTGATGATGCGGGGTTGGAAGATGCGGTCAAAAACCTCAAGGAAGACCATGAGAACATTTTGTTGCGAGACAACAAATCTACATACATGCGTGGAGAGCGACGACATCCAAAGTGGATTGTGTACCGTGATAGCCGTGATTTCAACTTTATTGTGCTTGACCGGCGAGGTAATGGGCCTTACACCTATCAATTGGGTGCTGGCCCCATTCTTGACATAGAGGGGCTTGGAAACCGAGCAATAGAGTACAAGGGACTTCACTACATGGATGTAGGGACAGCACACAACCAAAACAAGGTATTCAAAGTGGGAGATATTGTTCGTGCATCTATCACGGGCATATCAAAGAAGAACCGCAAAAACCGTCCTGTGTACAATGTACAAGTCAAAGAGTTGGAAGGTGAGGGCGAAGGAGAAGGTGCGGCCAGCACTGAGTCTCTTGACCTCATGACCAAAGCATTCGCACCCATTCTTGTACCTCATGATATTCAAATCCACGATGAAGAGATTCAAATTGTTTTGAATGATGTTGATACAGTCGTGTACAAAATGGAAGAAGTGGGTGATGCGTGGGTTGTACATTCTCCAAAAAGCACCATGGGGGATTTGACAAAAACCGATTACCCTGTAGTGCTGGCTGAGAGCCTTATGCCGTTTTGGTCTTCTGTTGCTCCTTTGATGGTAAAAGGATTAGTGACAAAGAAGGTAGAAGTGGATATGCCGAAGAAACCTACTGAAGAAGAAATGGAAGAAGGTAGTGCGGGCATTATTGACGATGATGATGAAAACCGCTTGCTTAAGCCAAACCAAACGAAAAAAGCATTGGAAGTAATTATGCGAGCCTTGGACAAAATCAGCAAAGAGCGCATGACATGGACGGGGCCAAAAGGACTGGGTATTGATGTCGGTACACCACAAGAATCACCCCGTGGCCCAACTCAACTGCGAGATGAGTCCACTCTTCCCGATTTTGATGGCGAAAAGAAAAACACCGATGAAAAGAAAGAGAAGAAAAAAGAGCGACTGAACCACATTGAGGTACAAACCGATGAGGGTGAAAATCTCTCTATAGAGTATGATGGTGACCAGCCTTTGGTGTCTCGCAACTGACGAACCATTCATATACAATAACAAGGAGTCGGATGTTCAATGCTTGCAGTACAGCGACCGACTGACGGTATCACTCTCCTCAAGAGTGGTAACGATTTGGTTGTTGCAGGCTACGCCTCGGTTGAACTTGTGGACAAGCAAGGCGACCTTATTACTCGCAGTGCCCTTAGTGACGCTTTTGATGGCTTCATGAAGGGTGAAAAATACCGCAATGTGCAGTTGGCTCACTCCAACATTCAAGTTGGCGAAGTCATTGACTCGTACATTGATTCCAACGGACGCATGTGGAAATCCGAAGTGGATGACACAGGTATGTTCGTTGTTGTTAAACTCCGCAACGACATTGAGAAGGCTCGTGAAGTAGCCGCTGAAATCCGCAAGGGCAACTTGCGTGGTTTCTCCATTGGAGGCCAAGCATTCAAGCGAGTGCGAAAGTCCGATATGGAAAAGGGCGATTACCAAGAGATTTCAAAAATGGAGTTGCATGAGGTGACGATTTGTGAAAAAGGGATTAACCCCGAAGCACAATTTCGCATTTTGAAGGAGGACACAAACATGACTGAAGAAACAGACTTGAACGACATTATGTCACGCCTTGAAGCCCGACTGGACGCTATGGAGAAGGGAGAACTTCCCCCTCAACTCCGTGAAGCCATGAAAGACAAAAAAGGTGCTGACAAAGAAGAAAAACCCGAAAAAGAAGAGGGCGAAAACATGAAAGAAGACAAAGACGAAAAGATGTACAAGGGTGAATACAGCGATGTTATCTCAGCCGAATACTTGAGTTGGATGGAAAACACTCTCAAGTCGGCTGGCGTTGACACCGATGGTGCTCGCCTCCACTTTGACCAACTTGAGAAGGCACAACTTGGTGGCTTTGATAACCCCGATGCCGTGGACGGTGCTGACTACTTCGCTGGTCAAGTCCGTGGCCGAGGACAGGAGAACGGTTCTCCTTCCACGGGTGCTATCAACGCTATCACTTCCAGTGGCGGCAAGACCCCCTCCGGTGCTCTTGGCCCAGTTTCAATGGCAAAGGGTTACCTCAATGAGTCCAATGTGAGCGAGGCTGACCTTGAAGCCGCTTACGAAGTGTACAAAGCCGCCGCAATGGAACAGCATTTCCGCAACAACCTTGAAGGCAACTTCGCCTCTCGCTTCAACAACGAGATGGAAGTTGCAAAGGCTGAGGCTGAGAAAGCCGCCTTTGACGCACGAGCACCCTTGTCGGAAATCGTGAAGTCCATTGAGGCTCTTTCCGACCGCATTGACAACATCGGTGCAGGAGCAGGTACGACCATCCAAAAGTCGGCTTCCACCATTGACATTCCCTCAACGCAAGACTTGGCTAACATGGGGTGGGACGAAGTTCACGCCCTTGCACAGCGCACCCTGCGTGGAGAGTGAAACCACAAAAAGAATGAGGTGAAAAAATATGGCACGAGATTACATCCGAAACATTACTGACATGGAACGATACTACTATGGCGCAGGCAACGCTATGGGTTACTCCTACTCCGGTAGCGAGTTGCTCAAGGCTGACGCTCCAATGCTGTCCACCACGGCTGGTACCTACCAAGCCATCTATGGGCGCAAAGTTTGGAGCCAGTTGAACCAAGAGTTCAACGCCTTCTCCATCCTTCCAAAGCGACCTTGGGAACGAAGTGGCTGGCGAGTCATCACCGAGCGTCCTTCCTTTACGGTTGGCGGCGGTGTGGCTGAGAACGCTACCCTCCCCGACACCACCAAGCCAACCTTCCAGCACATTGCCGCTAAGCCAAAGACTGTGGTTCACACCTTTGACATGAGCGAAACGGCCATGTTCTTGTCCGACAAGGACGATGGATTGGGCGACATCCGTGCAATCTTGAAGGAAGAGATGGGTAAGCACCACGCTGAGCACATCAACAAGATGCTGACTACCGACAAGGCTACCGCCGCTGGTAACAACTTTGAGTCCCTTGACCGTGTTACCGTTGGTGCTTCTGCTGGCTCGGATGAAGACATTTACTCCATTGACCGCAGTGCAAACTCGTGGTCTTTGGCTGAGCACAATGTGGACGGTGTTGCCGACCGCAACTTGTCCCTTGACCAATTGGACGACTTGTTCCAAAAGACTTGGACTCGTGGTGGTAACCCCAAGGTCATCCTTACGGGCTACGACACGCTCATGCGACTTCAGCAACTCCTCCAAAGCCAACAGCGATTCATGGAAGAGAAGCGTGTTACGCCTACCTACAACGGTGTGAAGGGTGTTCCCGGTATTGAGGCTGGTTTCATCGTGGCTACCTACAACGGTGTCCCAATCATCCCTTCCAAGGATGTACAAACTGACACCTTGAGCCGCATGTACTTCCTTGACACGGACTACCTGTACTTCAGCACTGCAATTCCAACCCAATACTTTGAGAGCGGTATTGAAACTGGCGACCCATTCGCCATCAACCGCCTCGGCCAAGAGGGAATGTACCGTACCATGGGTGAACTGTGGACGACTTTCTTCGGTGGACACGGTTCAATCCGTGACCTTAAGTGAGGGTTGAAAACGACAAAAACACATTGAGGTGAAAAAATATGGCAAAAGAACTTGTATTGACTGGAACAGCAGAAACAGCACTCATCGGTGCTTGGGAACTTCGTGCTGGTAGCATGGACACGACCGAAT